GCTCTACGGCCCTGGCCGGGATCGACGTGGGCGATATCATGATCGACTACCGCGACCCCACGCGGAAGTTCAACATCAAGTCCCCGGCGGTGAACGCGGACGGCCGGCGGCGATATCTGCAGATCATTGTCGAGCAGGGTGGCGCCAATGGCTAAGGCCAAGCTCCACGCCGGCGGCGGCGAAACCACGATGTGGTTCCTCTGCCCAGGCTGCGATGATTATCACGCCTGCCGGGTCGGGCACGTTGCCGGCCATCCTTGCTGGGGCTTCAACGGCGACCTTGAAAGTCCGACCCTCACCCCTTCCGTGAAAGTGACCTACCCGGCTAACCCGGATGCTGACGACGACTTCGCCGAATGGCGGACCGAGCGGATCTGCCATTCCTTCGTCGCGGCCGGCCGGATCCAGTTTCTAAGCGACTGCACGCACGCCCTTGCTGGGCAGACGGTCGACCTTCCGGAGATCCCGGCCAATGCCTGACAACCGCTTCGCCGGCAAAGAGCGCATGCTCAAGCGCCTCGAGGATATGCCGCAGGCGATCAAGGACGCGGTGCGCAACCAGATCGACAAGGAAGGCGCGGATCTGGTCGAGGCCATCAAGCCGGCGGTGCCGGTTTCAGAGGACGAGGTCCCCGGCGAACTCAGGGAAAGCGTCGAGTGGCATCAGGATCCGCGCGAGGAACGGATCGGCGTGATCGTGACGGAGGGCTACAACCAGCCGAACGATCCTGAGAACCGCAAGGCGCGCGCCGTCGAGTTTGGCCGCGGCGGCGACAAGCCGATGGAGGCGCAACCGCACTTCTACCCGATCTACCGATCGCGAAAGAAGGGCATCAAGTCCCGCACAATGTCGGCCGGCCGGAAGGTCATCCGCGCGATGTGGGGTGGAGGCAAGCGATGAAAGACCCGAGCGCGGCGATGCAGACCGCGATCTATTCGAAGCTCATGGCGCACGCCGGACTGGCCACGGCCATGGGCGGAACCGTGCGGGTCTATGACAAGGTCCCGGCGGGCCCGGCTTACCCCTATATCCGCATCGGCGATGACCAAGCGGTTGACGGCGGCCGATCGAACAGCTGCGCCGACGGCTGGGACTTCACCGCCACGCTGCACATCTTCAGCCGGGATCCGAACGCGCCCCGCATGGAGGCCAAGCGGATCTCCAACCAGGTCCTTCAGGCGATCGGCGACCTGACCGCCCCGCCCGCCCCGACCGGCTTCGTGGTGAAGGAGCTCGAGCTCAACCAGACCCGCGCCTATTTCGAGACGGACGGACTGACGGCGCACGGCATCTGCAGCCTGACCTACCTCGTGCGCGAGCGGACATAGGCCGGCTCAATCCGCGCCCCCGCCGGCTGCCTTAGCCTGACCTCCCTGCCGGCATTCCGCCGGAGCTCTTGGAGGTCACGATGGCGGAAGCCAAAACCGTAGCGGGCAAGAGCCTGCTCATCAAAGTCTCGGACGGCGGCGGGTCGCCGGTGTTCGCACATCCCTGCTTCATCAACGCAGCACGCGGCATCCAATTCAGCTCGGCATCGAACGAGCGGCGGATCCCGGACTGCTCGGATCCCGAGCTCATCGCCTGGACGAAGATCAACAAGACTTCGCTGTCGGGCGCCATCAGCGGATCCGGCGTGCTGAACACCCCCGACAACGTGTTCTACTTCGGCTGGTTCAACAGCGACGACGCCAAGGCGGTGCGCGTTGAATATTCCGGCGTGGTGCTCGCGGACGGCGGCGGCTGGTGGGCCGGCAACTGGAAGTGCACCGACTACGCGAACGACGGCGATGTGGGCGACGAAACCAACGCCTCGATCTCGCTGAAATCGCACGGCGCGATCAGCTGGGTTCCGGCGGCGGCATAACCATGGCTCGCGACGGATCGATCGAACTCGACTGGCCGGACCAGACCCGCACTTATCGGCTGAAGCTGGGGGAACTCAGGCAGCTGCAGGAGAAGTGCGACAAGGGGCCAATGGAGATCCTCGCGGCGCTGACGACAGGCCGGTGGCGGGTGGACGACGTAATCCAGCCCATCCGCCTCGGCCTGATCGGCGGCGGCATGCCGATGGACGAGGCCCTGCGCGTGGTGACCTTCAACGTTCACGACGGCAACCTCGGCCAGGCGGTGATCTATGCGGTGGCGATTGTCCAGGCGGCGATCGCCGGACCGCCGGACGAAAAGCTGCGGGTCGCCAAAGGAAAAAAGACGACGCCGGCGACGGCCGGCTCAAGTTCGCAACCATCTACGGCCAAGGCGCGGTCCTCGGCTGGACGCCGGCACAAGTAGACGAGCTCAGCCTGTGGCAATACGCGGCGGCGGTTCGTGGATATGCCGACGCCAACAACCCGGACGGCGCCGTCGACCGCCCGACGCTCGATGACCTGAACGCCGCTCTCGCACGAAGCAGGATCTAAATGGCCGATCGCGTTGAAGCACTTGTCCTGCAGATGAGCGCGGACATTCGGAAGCTCGAGACGGGCCTCGCGAAGGCGCGCCAGAAAGCCGGGCAGGATCTGGGCGCCGTGGAAAAGCGGTTCGACCAGTCGAGCACGAAGATCAAGTCGACCGCCAACAAGATGGGCGACAGCTTCGCCAACGCCACGCGGAGCATTCCGATCGTCGGCGACAGCCTCGCGGCCCTCGGCCCGGCGGGACTGGCGGCAGGGACCGGCATGCTCGCGGCCGGCTTTGCGCTCAATGCGATGTACCAGGCCGGCGAGAAAGCGCGCCAGGCGATCGACGGCATCGCCACCTCGGCCGACAATATCGGCACATCGGCGGAAACCTTTCAGGCCCTGAAGCAGGAAGCGGTGCGCCTGGACGTTGCAGTCGACGCTGTCGAGAAAGGCATGGGCAAGCTGCAGATCGGCGCCAGCCAGGCCGCCACCGGCCAGGGCGACCTCTACAACGCGCTGAAGAAAACGCAGCCGGCGCTGCTCGAGCAGATCCTGCTGGCCGAAACGCAAGAGGACCGCTGGGACGCGCTCTCGAGAGCGATCACCGGGACCGATGACCAGCTGGTCAAGATCTCGATCGCGCGCGCGGCGTTCGGCAAGCAGGCCGGCCAGCTGGTGCGCCTGCTCGATGGCGAGGGGCAGACGGTCCAGAACCTCACCACGAAGTATCGCGACATGGGCCTGGTGCTCAGCGAGGATCTTGTCGAGGCGGTGGCGGAGGCGGACGAGCGCATGACGCTGGCCAACGCCCGCATGGAAGTGAACGGCACGCGGGCCGCGGCGGCGATGATCCCGGTCATCGAGGGCCTCACGAACGCCTGGACAGATCTCAACATCGCAGTCGGTGACTGGTTCGACCGCTGGAACGACCCCGAAGATCAGCAGATCGCCACGCTGACGCGCGCGCTCGCGGAACAGGAGCGCCAGCTCGAAACCCGCCGCAACCGCTGGAGCATGGCGGAGGACAAGTACAACCGGCTCAAGGATCCGGCGACTAGGGGCAGCAACGAAGAGATCAGCAGGGCGCGCCGTGATCTCGATATCGAGCGGACCAAGTTCTACGAGGAACAAGGTCGGTTCTTTGAGGCGCGGACCTTCCTCGCCGACAAGCGGGCGGAGTTTGCCAAGGGCGATACGGCGACCACGCCGGCCGTGGATCTGGCCGAACAGGAGCGCATCCTCGATGAGGCGGAAGCAGCCGCGGCGCGCGCGGCGAACGAGCGCGACGCGCAACGCGCCAGGGCGGCCCAGATCCTTGGCGAGCTCGGCGACATTACGCAGCTGGTCGCGGCAAAGGAAAAGGAACTGAACGGGCTCGTGAGCGCCGGCCTGCTGACCCGCGACCAGGCGGCAGACGCCCTCGAGAACTACATCCAGACGTTCGACAAGGTGTCGGAGGCCGAAAAGGAAGCAACCCGGCTGCACCAGGAGTGGCAGGCGACCATCGAGCGTTCGATGACCCCGACCGAACAGGCGCAAGCGGCCCTCGATCGCTTCTGGGACGCGGTGGCGGAGGGCATGGGCGGCGATGCCGATCAGGCCGCGGCAGTGCTCAAGGTGCTCGAGGAAAACCTTCAGGAGGCAAAGGACGCGGCAAACGAGGCCACGCCGGCGTTCAAGGCGGTGGCCGCGGCGCGACTGGCGATCGCCCAAGCTGCTGTGCAATCCATGTCCTCGGCCGATCGCATTGCAGCCGAACGCGCCCGACTTCAGGGCCTCGTCGGGGTTGACGGCTTCACCCAGAACGAGGCCGACCAGGCCATCGGCATATTCAGCGATGCCGAGACGGCCGGCTTCCGAGACGCCACCCGCGATGCGGTCAAGCAGGGCCTGGCCGAAGGGCTGGCGACAGACGACTGGGGCGGAGCAATCCGGAACATTCTCGCCGACAGCATCGTGGCCGGCCT